CTTAGATTAATGCACATCATAGGATGCATAAAGAACAATTATATCTCCGAGATAGAAGGATACAATTCCATTCTTAAACTCATAAGAGACTCGGAGAATGATACAGAAACAATAACTATAGATGTATAAGACAAGTTGGTCAGATAACCACCTTAAACAACTAAAAGACATAACTAACCATAAAGTAATATACGATGGTTATGAGTTTGTATGGATGTCTAAATTAGATGGTAATTGGAATAGACACTATGTAAGAAACTTTACTAACTATAATAAACCTATGTCTTGGATACACGTAAGTATCTATAAATGGAACAAAGAATATAAGAACAGATATTCAGAGTACCTAGAAGATATGAGAAGAAGTCTAGAGATAGATATTCGTATACAGGAGATAAGTAGAGTAGCTAATATAAAGACTAAACAAAAGATACAAGAAATACTAAACCTAAAGCCAGATATAAACAATAAAGATATATCAGACATATTAGGAGTAACAATAAGAACAGTAGAAAGACATAGAAAATGAAAGAATATACACAAGAAGAATTAGAGAGTGGTAAAGAGATTTATGAAGCATTATTAGATACAGCTCCAGATGACCTCAAAGGAGGTCCATTATATTTTACAGATGGAATATACGTTTTTCCAGATGGAAGAATGGAAGGAATGTAGCCTATAAAATAAAAGTGTCGTATGTTTTCAGAAATGTGCGACAACTTTTTTTTGACAAGTGTTGTAAATCAGTACTTTACAAAATGGAAAATCAGCCCTATAGTAAACTACTTTTTTCTATTTTTTCAGATTCGAATATCCAGTTTTTATTGAAAAGATATTTTGTTGAAATCATAACATTGGGTAACTTACATCCAGAATAACGCATTTTACGCTTCTTTTAAGCTACTCTAATAAATCACTAGTATATTGGTATTATTTTGGTATAAAAGTGGCTTAGATGTACGATTTTTATAGGGTTTGCCCTACATAACCCTACTATATTTGAGCCCCAATAAGTTAAAAAATAATTGCATAAAAAAAACCACTTAAAAAAGTGGCTTAATTTATTGTAAAATATTGTTATTTATTTTATTTGTTTGGTAATTCGTCCCAGTCATCTTTTATAATTATTTCGGTTTCAATTAAACTTTCGTAATCTTGATAGGCTGTCATTAGACTACTGGCTAAGCCCTTGACCTCGTTAAACATTGCGCCGTGTGGGTTATCTTTCCAGCCCATTGAAATGGAATGTACTAAAGATTTGTTTTTATAGACGTTTATTTTATAAGCTCCGCTTATCTCGTTAACGTTGTTGTGCCTGTTGATAGTTCCCTCTTTCCAGTCAATACGTTGTATTAATTCCTGTTTAGATAGTTTCTTTAATTCTTTTAAATAGTGGTCGGATAAGTTTCTCATTGTTTTATATTTCAATTGTTAATTTATTTATCTGTGGTTTTATTATTTGCACTAATTTAAACGTTTGATATTTTAACCTGTGCCTTGTTAAATCATTTGTTAAAGTGTATTCCGTTATCGTATTATTTTCAACATTAAAACAAAGAAAGTCTTTTTTTGTATTGCTAAGTTTTAATAATAATACTAAGTTAATTTTATAGGTATTTATCATTTTATTATTTTTTTAGTTTATTAGTTGTTTAATATAGTTTATTTCTTTTACTGGTATGTTGTGACAACCTACCTTTAAAACGCTGTTAAAAGCTTTTACAATAAATCTATTATCTACCCTTTGACCTATTATATTTTTATGCTCAATAAGTTTTAACAATCTCTTTGCCTCTAATATTGATATTTTAACGTTTTGGCTAGTTTCTACAAAATCATTGTTAACCCTTAAAAAGTCGCTATTTGTTTTATTTCTAAACCAGTTAACTTTTAAGTTTTTCCAATCTTGCACCTTTTGTATGATAGCTTTTTTATCTTTTATAGCTTGTTTCCTGTTGCTTTCTTTTATTGTTTCTTGCAGGTTATCAAAGTTATTATAAAAATCATTTGCTATTCTTAAATTTTCCCTATGTTCTTTGTATTTTTTATACTTTGTTTTTTGCTTTGTATATTCTAAATAATCAAAGTACATTTTCAAAGTACTATCTATTTCATATAAATAAAACTCTTTTGTTTTCCTTGCATTAACTAATTTTTTTAAATAATCTTTAATAGTAGAGTTTACTATCTTATAATCTATTTTAGTTTTAAAATATTGTTTTCTGTTTCTTGTTGCTGATGTAATTAAACTAATGTGTTTACTTGTTGTATTGCTGTATCCTGTATCATTTATAAGTATAGTGTCATTATCTATAAAATGCCCTAATAAATAATGCGAACCATAACTATAAATTTTATTGTTATAAAAATACATTGAACCTGTAGAGGTTCGCCCCTCGTTTTGATTTTGCTCGTTAAATACGTGTACTATTTCACTGTTAGTAAATACTGTTTTCATTGTTATTATTTTTAAATTGTTTTACTTATTCTTTTTATTTCGTCAATTTTTGCATCAAGTAGAGCTATTTTTATTTGTTGCTCTAATAAAGTTATTTTATCTAACAGGTATACGTTATCGGTTAAATTTGCTAGGCTTTTTATTATTTGTATTGTTTCGTCCATTGTATTATTATTTTAGTTAATTTTTATTATTTCGTTTTGTCTTATTACAAAGTTAATCCAACCGTTAAAACGTACTGTAGGTAAACCGTTAAAACTTCCGTTTATTATTCTTGTTGCTTTTACATTTCCGTTTCTTGTCGGACTCTTAAAAGTTATTTTTTGACCTTGTTTAAATTCCATTGTATAAAGTTTTTTAGTTGTTAATTGCATAGCTCGCACCTTTTGCGCATTCTGTTAAGATTTGATTTGCTTTTTTTAATACTTGTTTAATTGTTTTCATATTGTTGTTTTAAATTATTATTATTTGTTTACGTGGCTAAATTACAAAATTATTTTAAATAAACAACAAAAAAAATAAAAAACTTTACAAAAACTTTTTTTTAATGCTTTTTAGATGCTTTTACAAAATATAGCTTTGTAGTATAAAACTTAACAAATGTACAGGCACGCAACTACAAAAATTATTTTAAACTACCAAAGAAAAACTGTTAAATTATTTTTTAGCCAAAAGCCAACAGATTTGCAACCCCACCCCCATTATATTAAACACAGTACCCCCATCATATTAAACATACCCCATCATATTAAACATAGTGAGTTACCCCTCCATAACAAAGACGGAATAAAAATAAGAAAGGAGCAACAAAATTAATTGTTACCCCTCCATAATAAACGCACCCCTTTATATTAAACGCTCTATCTTATTGTGTAGATACCTTTGTTCTTACTTGTAGCTAATCTCATCAAGGCATATCTTATAGCATCACAAAAGTGATTAAACTTATCGATTGGTCTTACACCTTTCTCGTGCCATACATAGTTATTAAACTCTCTTACAACACCTTTACTTCTAGGGTCTACTATTATTTCATAGTCCTGCATAAGTGCTATACCAGATAGTATACTACCACTCTTCTTTACAGCAGGTTGTATGTTCAATCCTTTCTTCTTTAGTTCTTTTATAAGTCTAGGTTCAGATGAGTCACAAACTATCAAGTCTAAGCCACATTCAGCCCTATTCATATTTGCTATATCAGACGTAGAAAGCCCTGTTTTACCATAAATTTCCTTTACATAGACTCTATTGTTAAAATCATCTATAGAAATCTTTACAAGTGTTGTAGGGTCTTCAGAGAACCCAAAATCCTGCCCATAAATGGTCTTTTCTGTCTGTATGTAGTCTCCAACCTTCCAATTTCTTATAATTGTTCCTTCTGCCTTAGCTAACCATCCTCCTAGTATCTGATGTTGGTATTTATCTGGTCTTCTAGCCTTCATCTCTAATACTCTGCTAAGAAATGAGTCTGATAGGTTGTCTTTGTTGTCTTTATACGTTGTATGGATGTAAGTTGTGTCTCCTTTAGTTCCGTTATGACCTGCGTCAACAATATTACCTAAAAAGAACCTCTGGTATATCCAATGCTCCTTTGTAGTTGGGTTTAGTATTAAAACAACCCTGTTTTGCTTGTTTTGAGACCTTATAGAGAAGTCTATCTTGTCAAATGTACCTTCATCATCAAGTTCTTCTGCTTCATCCACTACAAACGTTGTAATTCCGTTCAAAGACTTGAGTGCTGCTGTCTGATTACCACTAGATGTCCTTATACCCTTAAAAATAATGGAAGAACCTGTCTGTAGGTTAGTTATCTCATCCTTAGTTATCCTAAAGTGAGCATTTACTCCCATCATATCAATTTTCTCTACAAATTCTGGTATAATAGATGTATTTGCTGATGCCATTGTATAACGAGTAAACAATATCTTGTGTCCACTTTCGTATGTAAGGTTTAGTAGGAATACGTTTATACCAAAAGACTTACCACTACCTCTACCTCCTGTAATAACATTGTATCTTGTCTTGCTTTGGAATAAAGGTATGTACTTATCGTGTAAGTTTATACTATTCTTCATCTTCTGGTGTTATATCTATAATATCTTCTTGTGTGGGAGGTTGGTGTCCATAGAAATTTATAACAGGTGTTGCTGATTTCTGTGTAGCATTACCAAACCCATCTTTAGGTTTCCCATAGACATACTCTAGTAATAGTTTTCTATCGTTATGGTTTTTCTTAGCCTCTTCTGCTAGACTCATCCAGAAGTCTTGTTCAGAACCAAATACCTTTTTAATGGCTTTGACTCCGAACTCCTTCATCCTTTCTCTCTTAGCTTTGTTTATAGCTGCTGTAGTAGGTTTAACAACATCTAACTGACCTTTCTTCCTTTTGTTATACTTCCTACCATCAGTAGGTTTAATCTCATTTGATTTAGCCATAAGTTTAATCTTAATACTATAACGATATGTTTAGGTTTTGTTTACCAGCACATTCCATCCATTGATGTACTGCTCTGTATTACCTCACATCTATCTTTTGATTTCCAAGCCCAAGACTTCATTCTTAACGTCATCATCTCGTGCATCTCATCTATCCTATCTTCTGGAATAACATCTGCTAACTCGTGTATCTTATTTCTATCCGATGCATCAAGCTTTCTATCTATTCTTTCGTTTATTATCCTAACCCTTTCAGACTTCCTGCTTTCTATTCTTTCTCTTTGCTTCTTCTTATCGTCAAAGAATAAGTCATAAACATTTCTAAACTTAACAAAGCTTTCATAGTAAACATTTATCTTTCTTAATGCGTGGAATATAGATGACCTGTTTCTTTTTACTCCCATATCTCCAAACCATTCAGAAATCATTCTGTCATTCATTCCGTTTATATCACACATTACCTTATAGAACAAAGCTCTAAAGTATGCTTGTTCTTCATATCTTGATGTGCTTGTTAAATCTAATCCTGTTATTTCTACAAATTTATCAGCTAATTGTTTAGCTGCTTCTACGTTGTATGTTCTAATTCTT